TAGAGGCACGGCTGTTGAACTAGGCACTTTGTTGCCTCCTGTGACTCCCGTATTATATGGAGTCCCTAAATATGTTTTTATATCTAAACAACTTCAGGAATCAGCAATTTTAAAGGCTCAGAATTCTCAGTTTGTGAAGACTGTGGTCTTTGAGAGCATGGGACAAACTATTTATTATAGGTTTGTCCTTCACACAATGGTCCCAAATGTGGACGCTCTAATATATCTTGATTATGAAATGGATCAGGGAGTGTACGCCTCCATTCCAATTCTACTCGATTATTGGAACGCACTTTGGGGATCTTTGGCCGCTAAGGCAGGAAAATTTCCTCAACTAGAGAAACTTAAGACTTTGGCACTTAATGCGACTGATATCGCTCCTTTCTTGACTGCTATTGGGCTTGCTCCGCCGGATTTCTTTGAGCCAGCCTTAACCAAGAATGCCAACTGGTCTAAATTGATAGCTTGGAGTAGCCTCCTTGTTCGATATCCTCAGTGGACTATGGAATATGTTAAAGATGTTGGTAATGAATTACTAATAGTAGAGGATGATTTGTTGATGCTCCTTTATACCAAGTTAGGACGTTCGAAGATCAAGAGAAGTTCAGGGCTTAGGACCTTGGCCTTCTGTAAGGAAAATTGCGTACTAATTGAGCCTTCCGATCTTATCGAATTAGTTGACTCGTCTGATGCTGATCCTACCGCTGCTGCCCCCATTTCTACGGTAGAAGACGCTGATGGAAAGAAGTCTGCTAATCCTAAATCGCCTGTTATTTCCGTTGATCCCGATAAACCTGAGAGGATTTCTGCCAATGCTGATGAGGATCAGAAATTGGCTGGTGAATTGAGACAGGTTACTACTAACGCTTCCTCTGCTTCTGTTGCATCGCCAGCCGAGCCAGGGCAAGCTCCCACCCTCATTTCTGTAAAGCCAAGTGATCCTCATTCTGGCGCAGTATCTGGTAGTGACGAGGATAAGAAGAAAAAGAAGCTGCTGAGTACTCCTGAAGGGGATGTCTAATGTTGGATCCTCATGAATATCTGAACCATGCTGGAATAAGTCCTAGTTCAACTAAGGATCTTATTCCGGCTTTGGTAGGAGGAGCTATAGAGTTTGACTCCATTACCCCGTTGTCTTCGCAATCTGTTGTGGAAGATATGGTGAGTCATGGAGCTTCTATAGACCATCTCGATCTAGCCCTCTATCCGTCTAGTGCCCTTGGGAAGTCTAGGAGATTAGACAACGAAGATTGCCTTGTGGGCTATTCTCCGCTTTATGACGATCTTAGCCATTTTAAGTCGATATATCTCAGAATATCAGAGGTCATTCGACAGGTTAAGCAAACTTGCGAACCAGCTCCTCTCATTTCTTCTATGGAAATGCAGGACTTGGAGAAAGTATGTTTGCAGAGATGGAAGCCTCCCGGCTATCATGTTCATATGCCGTTCTCTCCTGATATTAAGCACGATGCCTATCCTGCAATTTTTGTGAAGGCATTGAAAACGATAGCGCGTGTATATAGAGAGAAAGCTTCTGAAATGTGTTCCTTATCTTTAAGGGAGCTGATCATGCTAGATTCGGATCCCCCCGAAACTAATACTGGACTGCCGACTTTGGCCGCAGGAGATGATACTCATTTATCTCGCATGCAGATTTTGTCCGCGGTCCCTCCTCCTGTTGGTAAACCTGATGAGTGGATTAAGGGGTATATGTCTTTGTCTGCCCAGTTAGGTTTTCATCCTGAATTCCTTTTTTCTGCTATATTGGCGACTAGGCATGGGCCTACTAGAAAGCCTATTCCCATGTTCGTTCCTGATCCCATGGGATTTACAGCTAATAAGTCTTCCATCGGATTATATGGACGAACTAGGTTCGTTTATCCCATCCCTTATGCTGTTAACTTTCTTTTGTCTCCCGTTTATGTTGCTCTTAAGGATGCGAGGCAGAAAATTTTAGGATTATGGCATGATCCCAAATCTATGGGCAACTACGTTAATTCCTTGAAGAAACAGGGCTCTATGCCTTATTCGGCCGATTTCTCTGGTATGGACACCACTATGCCCCCTCATCTTATTATGTTGATCTGCTCTGTGTTAATTGAAGCTGGTTTTCCTGCTTATCCTCTCTGGGTTTTAAAGGAGGCGGCCCCCATATTGGGTGTGGCTGCTCCTTCCTATGAAAATACTTCTAGGAAAGTCACTTGGATCCACAGGTTCGTTTCTTGGATGTCTGGGTTTAAGTTAACTTCCGAATTTGATACCATCTTCGGTCTAGCCACCATACTATCTGTATTGGAACAGATGGGTGTGTGTTCTATAGAGGATTGGGCTAATGGAAAGTTTATTGTGGCTGAACTGGGGGATGATGTTTTCTTTACTGTAAAGAAATCTATGGATATGGATCTCTTTGCTGAGCTCGCTAAGAAGATAGCTGGGGCCGATGTAAAACTCTTTGAGGATGCTATGTTCCTTAAGAGGTTTCTCCCTATGACTCAGGAAATACCAAGATTGACTCGCCCTTTCTCCAGATTTATACAGCAAACTTTTGCTAATGAGGATAAGTATGATGGGGAAAAGGGAGGAAGGAGACCTGATGCTATTTTACGATTAGCCTTGTCGGCTCGTTTCGAGTCACTTGATTTACACCCAATGTTTTCTAAATTATGGCCTGCGGTTTGTGAGCTTGTGGAAATGTTGGGCTTCGTGCGACGATCATCTCCTGATTATATTAGCAACTTGCGGAAAGGTAAAGTGTTGCTACAAGAGGGTGATGAAATGATCATTTTACAATATTCTGAGCAGAATTCCTTGTATATTGATCGATTGAGAGAGCGTGCTAAGTATGAACCATCTGCTGCGGCTCTAATGGCTCGTTTCTCCGAACTTGGGGTTTCAGCCAATCAGAATCCTGCAAGTGCCGCAATAAGAAAAGCTTATTGTGACGCTTTCTTTACCAAACCCACTCACAAGAGTGTAGTGGAACTGTCTCACTCTACTAGTTGGATATTCAATTCAGCTAGTTCTGCGATATAGTAATGTGTCTGTGTTCA